ACCTGCGGCGGCTGTCTTCTCGTTGATGGTGTCTGTGCTCAGCGACGTCAGCGTCAGCGCACCGCCAGTGTCTGTGACTCCCATGACCTGAAACGTGTCATTAGTGGCGTCATAGGCCGCGACATAAATGCCGTTCGCTACAATTTGATTTGCAACTAAAGCAGTCTGCGCGTTTGACACCAGCGACTTTGCCGCCAGGCCATCCACAGCAAGCGTGGCTGCACCCGTGTTTGCTCTGTCAGCGATGAACATGAAAACATCGCCGGCCGCGTAGGCCGTGATCGTCTGCGACGCAGCCAGCGTGTAAGCATTTGACGTCCCCGCAGTCGTGTTAACGCCGCTGCGGTCTGACCATTCGCGCTTGAGGCGAGCCATGACCTCTCGAATCGTGTCGTTTATGGTCGAAGGCAGTTGGCCCTCTGGCGCACCGTCTGGCGGAGACGAGTTGTTGTTTGCTGCGGTGACGTCGTAGTCGCGGATTTCAGCCATCATCGGACTCCGTTGGGTTGGGCGGCAACCTTCACGCCGATTGCGTGATCAAAGCCGCCAGAAATATCGACGCGAAACCGGGCGTAACGCCCAGATGCGCGAGTGTTAAATTCGCCGATCGAATTGGCGGAAATTGTCGAGCCATACAAGGGCGCTGCGTTCAGCCTGTTGCGCGTGCCGACTCTGAGCGTCGTCGTTGCACTGGCGCCGTCCACCAACGGTCGCGCATTGGTCATTAGCAACATTCGAGTGTCTGGCGTTGACACCTCGGTCGTATCAATCTGCGCAGTCAAAGCCGCTCCCTCGAACGTCCCTGACTTGTGGTCAGTCTTGAAGCCAGACAGCTGGATAGCGCCCTGCTTCCAGATGTCAGCATCCAGCGAAAAAGGAATGTCATCGATAGAGCTGTACAAGTTGTCTAGCTCTTCCATCGTGTAGCCGTTCGACCGTCCTGTGAAAACCAGCTCGTTTGCAATTTCGCAATAACTGAAGTTCCCGGTCGTCCAGTCGTAAATCAGAATTTCATTCGGCGTCGTCTGCCCCGAGGTGCAATAGCTCCAGATGACTTTTGCGCGTGGAACGTCAACGGCTGCTGTGACTTTAAAATAAGCCTCTTTGTTAATTCGCGCATTTAGCCAGCGGTCTACTTTCCCGTCGCCAATTTTCTTGACTCCGCCGCCGACTTCATACTGATAGATGCCGTCCCACCCAAGAAACCAGACAACCTGGCCGAAACGCACACAGCTGCGCGGCGCTGGCGTGCCAATGCCTGCAGCCGTCTCGTTAATCTGAAACTGCAGCGGTGGGCCGATGTAAGCAAGCTCCACCACAGATCGCTCTTGCACAACCACGCCCACTGAGCCACCGAGGATGGCTTGCACGTTCCCGCCATCGCCTTCAAGAATTTGATAATCGCTCCCCGTCGCCAGTGACGGACCCCACGCGGTTTCGATGTTCTGGCCGCTCCAGAAAATTTTGTTCCCCGTTTTCGTTCCGCCCTCGTCAAGATTTCCCAGAACGATGAACGAGCGAACAACAGCGATATGCCTCGCCTTCGGCGGGCTGCCACCCAAGTCCGCGAACGTGCCGCCGTTGAAGTCTGCAATCTGCGGCGCGTCGCTATAGCTGGTGGCGATCACCTTTTCGCCCCATTTAACAAAGCGCCAATAGTCGGTGTCTGTCAGTGTGTAAGGCCCAGACGCGCCGGTCTTATCCGTCCAGACGTCAGTCGCGTCCTGCCAATAAAGTTTTGTCGCGTCGCCTGCAAACAGCTGCGGCGTCCCTGAAACATCAGCAGTCGTGAACGCCCCACGCGCGTCTCCCGTCAAGGCGGTGCTGGTGGTCGCAAGGTCATAAAAGGGCACGAAGCCGGTGTCATGCGGCGTGCAGTTCTTTGCTTGCGTCGAGCCGGGATTATTCAGAGGCGGCTGGTCTGGAAGCCACGGGCCAAACATCGCATCCAAGTTCATGGCGTCGGGACTCCCGTCCTCGCCGGACGCGGGCCGCGTCTGCGCCGCATGCCTTCTGCGTTCGCCTTGCCGACGGCCTCTCGATAGATGCCGCCCCACATGCCAGCTTTCTCCATGTCGTGGAGAAAGACGCCGACATACTTGAGCATGCCGTATATATAAATGTTTGGATGGTTCTCGCTCAGCGCGTTCGTGTCAGGATCTGAGCTGAAAGCGTCAAAGGCTTTGTAGTAGTGCACCAGCGCATCCGGGTTATCCGCAGGCGCTGGGGCGAAAACCAAGTTGTTGCCTTCAATCGTGTAGGCAAAAGGATCGCCACCACTTTCGTGGTAAGCCGCTGCGCTATAGAGCCTGTTCGGCGGCAGGTAGTCGAGATCCCACGGGGTCGTGGTTCGGTCGATGACGATACGGCGAACACCCAGACAGCCTGTCGGCAGCGCGACTGTTCGAGACGTCAGAGACAGCGTCGCCGTGGCTTCCATGTCGGGGATGCGCACATCGCTGCGGATGTCAGCTTCAGCCTGCTTCGTGAACGTACTCATATAGGAAGCGAGGTCGTTACGAATAGAAATGTTCGTCACGGCTGTCTTGATGTCGCCATAGTTCATAGCTTGAACTCCCCCGTTCGGAAGCGCTGGTAGTCGCGATCATTCAACTTGCGAGCGATGAACGCTTGGCGCTCCACCGGGTCTGCCTGGTAGTAGCTGACGCCGCGCGTTGCTTCGAACTCGCGCTTCCACTGCTGCATCACAATCAGGGGAATGCTGGCGACCGGCCAGAAATTTCCTTTCCGATTGAACTCTGTAGTCTGCAGCGCCTGATTCTGGTCAAGAATCGGCGAGACGTTCTGCGTGGTTTCCACCACCATCTCGACGTCGTCAGTGATGTTCGCCCAAGTCTGGGTGACGCCGTTATCGCTAATGAGAAGACGCTTTGACACGGCTGCGCTTCTCCAATTCTTTGACGAGTTCGACTTTCCCAGTGTTCAAGTGGAGGTCGAGATCAGTGACCACCACGGTCTCACCCGGGCGGAGCTTGACGGCCTGCCCTGCGACGTTCGTGCAGAAATATTTCCCAGTCGCGTGCTGCCCGTTCATTTCTTTGATGCGGATCTCATACGGCATAAAAAATTCCTAACAAAAAGGGCGCCAAAGCGCCCTTAAAAGAAAGGGGGCCGAAGCCCCCTTGAGTGGTGATGACTAGGCTGTCATCGCAGCAGTCGAGTCGATGTCAGCAATGACAAAGCTGGCGTCTTCCGAATAGCTGCAAAGTGCATAGTCAGAGATGAGGTGACGCTTCTGCGCGTCGCCGGTCTGGGCGATGGTTTCGAGCAGCATCTTGTCGATGAAGCTGACTTCCCAGTAGCGGGTGTCCAGACCCCAGACGTCACGCTCGCGACTGAAGCGATTCGGGAGAATGTCCAGAATGCCGTAGTCGCCTACGAAGACGTCAACTGCGCCGAGCACGGTTGCACCGCTTCGACGGTTAGCGCCAAGGTCTTGGTAAGGCGTTGCTATCCTGGCTGAAGAACCGAACATGTAGTTCGAGATCCGCGACTTCACAGTCGTGCCCACCATCAACACGTTGGGCTTGCCGCCTTCCGTGTAAGCTGCCGCCATCCCTTCGTGGATCTTCGCCTCAGTCAACGCGCGAACGGCCGAGCTGTCGGTAGCCGCAGCATTCGGATATCCGTCGTTCGTGCCGGACAGGGTCGGATCTGCGCCCGTGGTTGCATCGCGGTCAGTGTTAGTTCTGAACCATGCAGCCAAGGATGCGGTCTTCGGAGCCACCGAGGAGCTGCCTGCAACAGCAGCCTGATTGCCACAAAGGATCGTCTCCATGTCACGCTTCAAAGCGCTTCCCACTTTCGACAATTGGTCATTTTCTTTAGGTCTGGTCGCTAGTCAGACCCCGGCTTTCGCCTGCTCACTGTCGCCAGTGAGATGAGACTATATCTTCACCCCAGTGGGGTGCCGCGCGCTTCGGGCCGCTTGGCCCTACTCCCTTTCGGGATAGTCGTTGAACCTTCCTCGCTAGAGGCTTGGCTGCTGATTATCTGCTTGAGACTTCCCAGCAATTCACGCGGTTATCGTTTCACCATTGCTAGTGAACGGCCCTACCAGTTAAGGCAACCTCAGACTTCCGTCCGGCTTTCGTCAGCTTGTTTGCGCGACGAGAAACCACGATTTCCTTTTTGGAAATCTGATGGTAGTTCTGCAGCCGCACTGGAGAGGTGATAGCTTCGCCGGCAAATTCATTGCCGTCGATATGGGCATTCCCAGAGTCCACATTTGCGTACGAATCTTTCAAAAATTCCTTAAGATCGCTTGTAGACTTCCCTTTTTTACACAGCGACTGAAAGGGCGTGTCATCAGGGTCAATGTTGTAAATAGTGTCAGCGAGCTGCTCGCGGACATTGTCTCCGTCGGTCGCCAGGTCATAGCGATCAAGGGTCTCTGCAAACTGTGCCATGGTCGGTCACTCCTATCTCAACAGCCCTTCAAATCCGGGCATGTTGGCAATCGCAGCAGCGGCGTCTTCGCGCGTTCTCGACTTGTTGAATCGAGTTCTCGCTTTCTCAAACGCAGAATTTTTGACGGAGATTTTTTTGGTCGGTTTCTGGATCTTCGGCACTGCCTTCACACGCTTTTTCGCTGGGTCAGCGTTACGCTTGGCCTCGTCATAGAGGCGCGCTTTCTCTGCTAGCACGAAAAATCGGTGATCCAGAATTGACGCAATGTCTTCCGCCGCGAATTGCTGCGTGAGGTACTCGCCCAGAGTGTTTGCGCGCTCGTCGTTGAACTCGTTGCCGAGTTGAGTTGAGAACGCTTCGGCCAGCATCGTGCGCTGCTCTTTCTCAAGCTCCTGGCGCTGTGCCATAGCTTGCTGCTGAGCCTGCTGCTGCTGTTCGTCCCACCACCGGGCGGCGTTTTGCTGCAATTGTTGAAACTGATTAACGCGGTCATTGAACTTAGCGTTCTCGACCGCCCACTTTTGCGGGTCGCTGTCTCGCAAGTTATCGACTTGCGCTTTCTCGCCAACCAGCATGCGCTGCATCTGCTGCATGGTTGCGCCGACCACTTGGGCCTGCGACTGCAGCTGTTGACGAGCCTGCGCGGCTTCGGCTTCTTGCGCCTTTCGCGTTTCAGCCAAAGCCATGGTCTTCTTGCGATAATCCGCGTCCCGCGAGTAGCCGTTTCTCAGTTCTGCTAGGGTGACCGAATGGTCGCGACCGTCCACGCGCACGTTTGTGCTGAGGTTCGCTTCAAGGTCAGCAATATCGACCCCGAGCGCCTCTGCCACCTGCGCGACGGTTTCCAGTTCGGTTTCCGCTTCATCATCTGAAACGTCATCATCATCGGTGTCCGCCACCTCTTCAGCGTCGGCGTCCACCGCATCCTCTTCTGCTGACGCCTCGACCTCTTCGGTGTCGTCGTCAGCCTCCTCCGCCTTAGGCGCTCCGGGCACTTCCTCAGTGCCCCAGTCCATCAATTTGTCTAAAAGACCGTTACTTTCAATTTCCGTAGCGGCCTCTAGGACGCTTACGGCTCCGTCTTGGTTAGCCATAAAAAAACTCCATCATTGGGAAGGTTTCGCCTCACGGCGAGGGCTTCGCGTTTGCGGTTAGCCCGGAGCGCGCCTTACATAAGCGCGTAATCGCGACTCGAAATCATTGATCGCCTGCAGCGATAAAATGAGCCGGTCACGTTTGAGAGAGCTTCGCCCGTACCACCTGAGTGGATTGGCGGATAGCTCTGTAATTACTTCGCTCCGCATCGCGTCGAGCGCGAAGCGGACAGCGTCGTCATTCAAAATTGATTCAGCGTGAGCAGCGCGCGAACTCTTGTTGTCGCGCATTAGAGCGCCTGCATCCGCTGTATCGCATCGCGCAGCGCTTCTTCACTGCGGTTGCCACTGAAGTAGGCAGCTAGCACATCCATGCGGCGCTCACGCTTGCGCTCAGATTCCTGCACCATCTTGCCAACCGCATCAACCTTGCTGTTCACCTGATTCACCTGCGGCGTTGGATCTGGTCGCACTTGAGACTGCTGGCGCAGCATCTCGATGCGCTCACGACTTTCAATTTCAGCCCGCGCGATCTCAGCTTTCAGCTCGCGATCTTTTTGCTCGCTGGTTTCCTGCAACAGTGCCAGCTGTTTCTTAAG